CCCTGACCACTCCATTTCCTTTGCCAACTGGGAACATTTCCCATAGGCAGGATTGGTGTCGTCATCTCCCCTTCCAGATTTGGTCTCTGGACTTAGGAGACGGGGTTTGGGAACTGCAATCTCGGCAGTTCTTGGATTTTCATTTTGAATATCCAGGAGCTGCTGGCAATAGACTGCCTGATACCTGAAGATTCCCCATTTTTCAATGGAGGGTACCATTGTGGTAACCTTTGAAGCCTCAGCATATCTTTCGAGCTCTTCGAGTTCGTCATCAGCATCTATTTGATCGTCGCCTGCGGTAGCAAAGTACTTAGATGGGGGGCCTCTTCTGGCGTAGCAATTTGCTACCATTGCCAGAAATGTCAGAACGATTTTCGTTCCTGGCTCTCCCATCAAACATCCGGAATTTGTGATTGTCACAATTCCGTCCTCTTCTAAAACCCTTGGGGATAAAAGAAGATCGATGAAGTTATTTGCATAACCGTTCCTATCAGCACCAAGCTTACTTGTAAGTACTTTCATTCCTAACCGTCCAGCATAGTGCTCGATGAAATCGGTCGCAGAATCGAAGTCGCCTACCATTACGTATTTGGGGATTTTCCCCACGCCCTTCAACCACTCGAAGAGTTGGTACCCTGAACTTAATCCTGCTCTCAGAGAAGGATGGTGTTCAAGGAGCTCACGCATAGCGTGTGCGAAGGGTTGTCCGTAAATGATGAAGGCTGCTTTCGATCTGGTCGCGATTCTGACTTTGCATCCAGGTTCGCCTATGGCAATTCTGGAAATTGGCATGGGCTTTCCGGTACTCTGACCATTGTGGTCGAGGAAACCTTCCTCTGTAAGAGTCCAGAAAGACCAGCAGAAGAGTTGGAAACCAACTCTTTCTTGCTCGCCATCTTCAAAGTCATCGGTTAGGATGCCAGTAGCTTTTCGTATGCCTGATGGAAGGTCCTTTGCCCGGTCCATTCCGGGCGGCTTAATTGTACACCATCGTGGTGTATCTTTCTCTTCGAAGTATGACTCCCCTGTGGGTAGTCGTACCTCACGGTTCTCCTTGGGTTTCTCACAGAGCCACCCTTTGAGAGCCGAGAGAACATAAGCCCGCTTCCCTCCAAAATCGCGCGAGTTTTCAAAACACGCCGAGTTTGAAAGGGATATGTGACCTGTTCGCCCTTGGAACCAGTTCTCTGTGAGGGTCTCCTTGATTGCTTC